ATCTTGCCGACTTTCGGCGCCAGCGCACGGTCCAGCCTGTCGATCAGCTCAAAACGCACTTTTACTCTGCGGATCTTCTTCCAGCCATCATCCTGGGTGGCATTGTCCGGGTTCACGAGGGTTGTGATTCCGGAGTCGTACCAGATGCTGCCGTCCGGAGACATCGATACCATAAGCATTCCTGCAAGAATGGCGTCTTCGTACTGCGAATAAGTCAGCGACTCGCACAGGTCTGTGGCGGGGGTGATCACGCTGTGGGTGATGCCCTGGTTGGACGGTGTGGCCGCGATGATGCCTGCTGTGTAGCAAATGCCCAGAGCTCCGTCGTAGCTGGTTGTGCCGACCATAAAGCCTCCGCCCAGGTACACGACCTTTGCATCGTTAAATGCTGCCGCGTGCTGCAGGCGGGTGGCAAAGGCTACGGTTGTGGCCTCTCCAACGACGGCGATTCCGAGCTTGCCGTATTTGTAGGCATTGTCGAGGTAATTCTGCAGCAGTAAGCTCAGGGTGAGCGTGCTGTCGTCGTTCACGTCGAGGGCGATGCAGTTGTAGTAGTACGGCTCGAATGCCTGGAAAGCATTGGAGTAGTCCGTATTGGCCACGGTCGGGTTGGCGCCTCCGGCGAGTGCTCCCGCTGCTACCTCCGTGATCGGTACGATGGTCGGGGATGTGCCGCTTGTCGGTACGGCCACAGTGACGTACTGCGATACTGCTGCTGCGGCGATGAGGTTATCTCCTTCGGTTGTGGTGACCGTGATGGCGTCTGCGTCTGATGCATCGTTTGCTTCAAAGTCGAAAGTCTCCACCAGCGAGTTGTTCGCGTAAACGAGGAACTGCTTCATGGTGGTGTAGCCGATCTTGTTCTGCACGGCGATGCTGATCGGCATTGTGCCGGGGTATTTGGCAGTGATGGTGAGGGAGCCAGACACAAGTCCTTCCGGTACGTCCTCTCCGCTCGGCTTCGTATAGGTGAGTGTCTTCGCAGCATTTGTGCCGCCGGTTCCGAGACGGTATGTGTACACGGTCTGTGCTCCGCCCTCGAACATGGCAGCTGCCGCAGGTACGGTGTATCCGGTTCCGTAGGTTCCGGCTCCGTAGGTGTTCACAAGCTGCAGTGCGTTGTTGTTCGCCACCACTTTGTTAAGAGGGCCCCACGCTGCCTGCACAGGAATGGCGCAGATGCCGTCCTGCGCATCGGATGCCACTATCGCATCCACGTTGACATGTCTCTGGTACACGCCCGGGCGGATCTTCTGCTCGCCCTGTGTATAAAATACAGCCATTTACTTTACCTCCCTGTTTTTAAATTCTTCGATGATCTTTTTTGCTTCCGTAACGGTTGCCCTCTCTTTGCCTGCAAGCTGCAGGGCAGTTGCGACTATCGCATAGGATGTCCCGAAGGTCTTATGTGCGCTTGCGAGCTCTGCGGCTGTGTAGACGCTCTCGACCTTTTCTGTCGGCTTCCCAGCTTTCGCGGCTTCCTTTACGGCTGATTTGTTATTGGTAGCCATTCGGTGTTCTCCTCTCCTTTGACTAGGATGTTGGTTAGGGTTTCGTCTGGTTCGATGTATACGATGATGCCGTATGTGGCCTCCACGCTCACCTGGCCTGTCCTGAGTGGATCCGCTCCTGAGTCGATTGTGTTCGTCTGGTTTACGATTATCGGGCTCTCGCTGGTTGCTGCATCGGGATCCTGCATGAGGCGTTTGACCGTGTAAAGCTGCGCTACGATGTACTGCGCTACGGCATCTGCGGTCGCATGATCTTTGGAGAATATGTGGCCTTTGATGGTGGCTGTCCGCCATATCGTCTGCCACGTGTCGGGGATCCAGACCGCTGGTTTGTCGGTTACGAGTCTCCAGTAAATTGCTGAATCCGTACCGTCTGGCCTCCATGCCGTGGCTGGCAGCTCTTCCTGATTAATCACGAAAAGGCCCGCTATATTGCTGGTCCATTCGTTGATTCTTTTGATCACGTCCGGGGTTCCGGTTGTCATGACGGGAAATGCAAGGAGGTCAAATATGATGGTGCATCCTGTGACTCGGTCTGTGGTTTCGGTGAAATACGAGGAGGTTTTCCACTGTGCTTCTACGGTGAACGTCCCGCTGCTGAAGAACCAGCCGTGTATCAGCTCCCGGACTATCGGTTCGATAACCTCCGGGAATTGCAGATTCTCTTTGCACTGGATATCGACCGCCAGTGTTCCGCCCATGGTGCGTTCAGGATCTCCCTTAATGTCCACAGCGTAGACGATTCTACCGTACTGAGGGCCGTCTCCCCAGAGGTTGTCGTTGTCTGCCGGTGCTTCCTGATTGAAGACTGCGGGGGTACCGTTGTATGTGGTGAGGTACTGCGCGAGGTCCGCCTGTGCGATTAAGTGCCCATATAGTGCCTGTTCAATCATTGGCGTCCCTCCTTCTTATAGGTTGTAGTCTCTTGAATAGATTTTTACGATTTCCGGTTCCGCTTTCGCCAGAATCTTGTCGTGGTGCGGTCTGGGTGCCATCTTGGACGTTCCGTGCTCGAGCAATTCTCCGAGCGTGTACTGTCGATTGGTTCCTACCTGCAGGCTGCTCTCGATCCTTGAAATGTAGGATCCGAACATGACATATGCCTCTGGCTGCCAGGAGAGCCTGAATGCGCCCGTTCTGACCGCTGGCGGCGATCCCGGGGCTGACGCCTGGTATCTGCGCTTTGTACCCGGCACTGTATAAATTCTTCCTCCGCCCTGTCCTCGGTTGACCTGCAGCTCCGCGTTTCGCAGCTCGTTCGCGGCGACATAGGCCCTCCCCTCCATCTCGTGTTTTATTTTTGTCGTGATTTCCTGGCAGATGCGGTCTATGCTGCTCATTGGAGATCCTTCCTTTCTTCCACACGGTAAATGAGGAAATGGCCGAGCTCTCCGGGGTCCTGTGGGTCTCCTACGACGAGGAACTTCCGCACAGTTGGAGGCCCGTATCCGCATGGTACCGGGGTCTCCAGCTGGAGCACGTCCGTTGCCCTTGCGCGGTCTTTTGTTCCGCGCTGCACGATGGTGTGCGTGATCGGGGTTCCGAGCTGCTTCCACTGCTCCTGCTCCCTGGGACTGGCCTGCGAGATCATTCCGAGGAATTTCCCCACTTCCTCCAGGCTGCCCGTGTATGGTCTCCCGGTGTTTGTTGTCGTTCCGGTCCTCCGGAGAACTGTAAACGGTTTAAAGCCCTGGCCGGGTCTAAGAAGTCCATTAAACGCCATGTCCTCTCATCCCCTTTCAGTACTTCCGGATGTTGGCCTGCATATCGTTGTAGTAGTACGGCGTGCGCGTCAGTCCGTGCGGGCTGAGGCTGTTCGGGTCGCCTGCTACCGGCACACCATAGATTCCTGCCACGATCTTCTTGTCTTCTTCCATCATCGTCTTCCAGCGGTCGAAACGCTGCGACAGGCTGTACGAAAGTCCACCGACGCTGGTGTCGACTTCGTAGGACAGCTTCATGACGATGGCTTCCAGGCACTTCAATCGTGCCACAGCCCATCTTGCTCCGTACTTCGTGATTATGGCGTTGTATTCCTCGTCGCATAAAGGACTTGAAACTCCCGCCATATCCACGACGGTGTCTCCGAGCTCGAATCGCATCTGGTCCACTCCGCCGTCTGTGATTTTGGTAGGATCATAGGTGTAGCTCTGCATTACTCCTCACCTTCGCTCTCTACGCCCTCCTGTGGTGCATCGAGTGCTTTTGCTCGCGTCTCGGCCAGCTCTTTGACGGATTTCCTGCTGTCGGAAATGTGCAGCAGGATGAGGGCGTCTGCGTCCGTCATTTCGTTGATGATGGGTTCTGCCGCGCTTACGTTTGCGGTCAGCACATCAAAGATCGCCTGCAGCCCTTCCTGCGTCAGGTTGAGGTCCAGGTTCCCCTCTGCTGCGTGGATTGTGATTGTTGTGCCTGTTTTCGGTGCTTCGATGGTGGTTGCCGGGATTGCTTCGAGAAGTTCTCCGCCTTCCTCTGCGATGATCCCCATCTTGACCAGGTTTTTGGACGCTCCCGGCTGCAATACTACAGCCGGGATGATTTCTCCAACTTTGAAACTCTGGCCAGCAAATCTGCACGGTTTACATGCTATATAGGCCATGGTGCTTCCTCCCTTTATTAGCCGTTGTCGCTTACTCCGGTGGTTCCGTCGGATACGCAGTTGGTCAGGAAGATGCCGAGATCGTCTGCGGTCTTCTGCATATCTGCTGAGAAGAGTCCTTCCATGAATTCGGAGTGTGTTCCGGGCTCGCCGTCGTACTGCAGCGTCGGCATGTACTGGCCGTTTCCGAGCATATCCCAGGTGAAGATATAGCCTGCGGACGGTTCGTCGATGGCCGGTGCGTTTGTGGCGTATGCGAGGAGCGCGGATTTCGGATCGCAGATAAAGTTCATATTCGCCGGTGCTCCGACGGGTGCGGAGTTGTAAATGGAGGACAGGACCTTCACTCTTTCGATTCCGAATACCTCAGCGAGGACTTTCTCGTTGACGGTTGCGGGGTTCGCGGAGGCTCCGCCGTATTTTACTCTTTCGAGCACGGACGGATTCGCTTTGAGGGCATTAAATGCGGCTTTGCCGAGGGCCAGTCTGTTCGGGCGTCTGCCGGTGTTCTGCTCGACGATCGTGCACATGTTGTCGATGGTGACAATCGGATCGCAGTTATCGTCGTCAAACTGGATGAACGTGGAGCCGGACTCGCTGTATGAGGATCCGCCGGTCCACTGATTGCTCCAGACGCCTGTCTGGAAGAAGTTCTGTGCAAAGGTGATATCCTGGTGCAGGAGCATCTGCTCTGCGATGAATTTGGCCTTGGCGCGTCTCGGGTCTGCGACTCCGGGTGCGTTCGTTCTGCGGAAATCCAGAGAGCTGATCTGGTCGATGCCGACGATGACCTGGTCGACGTTGCAGTTGTAGCTGGCATCCATCAGGCCCATCTGTGCCGGTGTAACCTTGCCGAACATCGGCTTGCGCTGTACGTTGTCTCTCAGAAGGTCTTCCTTGCTGAAGATGTAGTATCTTGCGCTGGAAAGCTGCACGGGGCAGATCGGGAAGATGTCTTTTGCTACGTATCTGCTGGCATCCTGGAAGTACGCCATGGACAGGTTCGTCAGATAGATGTTGGGCTTGAATGCGCCCTTTGCGATTTCGTATTCAATTTTCTGGGGTGTCATTCCACTCATTTCTTATTCCTCCTTAAAATCTCAGGATTGCCGGTACGTACTGTCCTGCTGCGGCTGCTGCCTGCAGAGCGATGGCTACGACTGCGGTTGCGCTTTCTCCGGTTGTTGCGGTGACAAATGCGCCGTTTGCATCAACAGAGAGGTTCGCTCCCTTTGTGAAAGCTGCGCCTGCACACACATATCCGATGTCTTTGACCTGGATGGTGAACTCTTCGTTCTGTTCGACGGATCCCTGGTCGCCCATTGTCATGATGCCGATTCCCAGGGGTGTGTCTCCTGCTTCGCAGAGGACGACGTTGCCGTTGGTGTTAAACTTCACGGCGTGCCCGCGCACATCTGTGATAGCTGCTGCTGCGGTTCCTACGATGACCGGACTTTCGTTGATTGATGTTGCGAGATAGTTCATGGTTCATTCTCCCTTCTTTTTATCGTCTTCCGCTGTACTCTTTATCGTACTCCGCGATGAGCTCCGGGTGGGTCTCCCACGCTTTTGCGATTGCCTGCTCGCGGCTCATCTCGGTGTCAGACTTCATGATGTCGCTTGCGATGCTCTCGATCTTGCCAAGAGTGCCGCCGCTTGCTCCGTATGCCGCACCGCTCTTTCCGATTTCTGCGAAGATTCCGGATTTTTCGACGAGGCCGAGGCTCTTGTCCAGAACGCTGATGTATGCGTCGTAGTTCGCCTCGTTCGACTTCTTCATGTCGTAGAGGGTCTTTGCCAGCTCCTCTTCGTTTTCGCCCAGAGGTGCGTACCTCTTTGCGATGTCAGTGAATTCCTTCATGGCGAGGCTCTTCTCGAGGGTTTCGAGGCGCTCCAGTGCTGCGGTCAGCTGAGGATCAGCAGACTTTCTGGTGGGGCTGCACTTCTCGGTCTCCACGTCCTCTTCGCTCCATTCCTCTTCGAAGACATTTTTCTTCTTCTTCGGCATTGCGGGGCGCTCGTCGGCCATTTCATCTTCGGCGGCTTCAGGGTCCACCGTGGCCTTTGCGATCAGAGCCTTGTATGTCTCCAGCTCTTCCGGCGTGAATACACTTTTGTCGATTTTGATGCTCATGTTTTCTCTTCCTTTCTTTTTAGGATGTCTGGGTGTTATCTATTTTTATGGCCTGACGGCTCTGGCCAGCTTAGTCTGCGCTGTGCACATTTGTCGCATCAGGATATACCGTTCCGATTTTTTTTGCTTTTCCTGACAGCTCTATCGCTTTGGCTTCTTTCCCGTGCGATGCGTAATACCTCCCGGCGGCTTTTCTCTTGGTGCTCCCAAAGTCAAAAATTGACACATCTGTTCGTTGATGATTCGCGACGTTTTTGGCTGCAGATTCGGCTTTGCCCTGGGTACTGTATCCGTGTGCGCTTTCTCCGTTCATGACATGGTCGAGGGCTTTCTGCTGCTTTGGAGACACCCCTCCTGACGAGGATCCTCCGCTTGATGAGGTAAACAGCCCACCGACTCCGTGGTATGGATTAAATTTTGTCAGCTCTATCTCTTCGATTTCGTCGATATCGATATCTTTGCGGCGATGTCGCGGGTTTTTGTGGCGGCGTTCTTCGACTTCCTCGATGATTTCTTCCTCGATGGTGTCGTCGTCCTCGTCGTCGTAGTCGTCATCAAAGTCGGGGTCGTCATTTTTATCAAAGTCATCTACGGCTTCGATGGCTTCTTCGTCGATGTCGTCTCCTCCGTCGTAGTCTTCTTCGTCACGCTCCAGCTCGCGGATCTTCTCTGCGTACTGGCGGAGGCTTTCCTCCGTCATGTCCTTCTTTTCGATGTCGGTTAGGGTGTCGTCCTGCATGATGCTCTGCAGGCTCTCTGTAAGTGCGGATTTGTAAAGGAATTCGAGGTCTGGGGTTTCCTCTCCTTTTTCGATGCGGTTCTGAGGCTCATATGCGGCCTCTGTGGGGTTTTCTTTGAGCCATGCGATAAAACGCTTGAAGATGTTTTTCTCTGGCTCTGTGGGGCTCTCTGTGGGCTCTGGCGGGTCTGCGCTTTTGAAGAGGCAGATGTCTGCTTCCTGGTTTGCTCCGGCTCGCACCAGATCCACGCTGGTCAGCTTCATTTTCTTGAGCTTTGTTGCCATGGCTATTCTCCTTTTCACGCCCTGATTATAGCAGATTTTTCATTTGTCAACATAGCAATTTTGGCTTTTTGGGTATTTTCTCAAACGAGATACACCCAGGAATCCCTGGGGTGCTCTCGTTTCTGCCCTGTTGCGGGGCTCTTCCTGCTTCTTTGCTGTTATTTTACCGTTTTTGTGGTGATTGTCAATATTTACCGTGATTGTTACTCTTCGATCTCGTCGATGTCCTCTTGCATTCCTTCCTCGGTGACTGGTTTCACTTCTTTCCCGTTAATCACGAGGCCGTATCCGCTGGTGGTCCAGCCGTCTACCTCCGGGCGTTCTGCCTCTTTCCGCTTGTCTGCCATAGCTATACCTCCTCTATGTCGTCGACACCGCGACCGTTCGCAATATCAACTATTTTCTGAAAATCTACGGTTTCAGTATACCCGCTGATCTGCGCGGCCTCTCGGAGCTCCATCTCTACTTCTGCGTATCTTTTTCCTATGTCTTCGGGTTCCTTCCAGACGGTCGGCATCATGACTCTTTCCTGCTTAAGATCCCGGACTGCTGCTTTTACTGCAGTGCTCTCATCATCAAATGTCGGGGTTTTCTGCATCTTCTTTCGCTTCGATTTGATCCAGTCAATTAAACGGCGCCTGTCGTCCTCCGTCATGTTTGGGTGCCGTAGGTATTTCGGGATGATCATGTTTTCGGTCTCCTTTCTTTCTGTTTAGTTTCTGTATTTCTGCTGTGATTTTACCAGTTTTATGGGAAATTGTCAATATGGATCGCTTACTCCTCCGTAGAAAATCATTGCGCTCTTATTATACATCGTTGTGTATGCTGATGGGTCGCTGTCTCTGTGCCACTTTGCTCCGTCGTATCCTTTTGAAGCGATGTAGGCGTTTTGGTCATATCCGAATCTTGCTTTATCCGTTGTACTTAAATTGTGATACTGTCGCGCCAGCTTTGCCGCTTGACTCGGAGTTGCTATTTTCGCGTCCGGGTGAACGGTTGCCATCATCATCTTGCTATTACCGCGTGTTCCGTAAAAGCCAGACTCCTGCTGCCCGGCTGCGACATTGTGCGCCATTCGACTTCCGCTGTTTCCTTTGATTATCGTATCGACGACGTACATCCCTGATCCGTATGCTTTGCCGCCACTTCCGCCGAGAGGGGAGTTTCCGTCTGTCATGGTGTCATTGCACACTTGCGTCGCATTCTTGCTTCCGTACCCATCTACTGTACGCATCATTACTCTTCCAGACTGCAGGGCCGCTTTATTAAACACATCCTTATCGTTTGTGACGGTTGCTCCTTTATTCCATCCCTGCGCTTCCGCGATTGCGTCGATCGGGTCTTTGCTCATGTTTGTTTTGCTGTAATCAAAAGTTTTTGCTATGTCTTTTCCAGCCACTCTTGCCTGGTCATGGTCGTTTGCGGCCTTTTTTGTGGTTACAGCGTTGCCACTGATATTCCTCGACTGCAGTGCGAGCTTATCTGATGAGGTGTAAGTCGTGCCAGCTACTTTTTGAGCGAGTGTAGTGTTTGTGGTGCTCTGTGTGCCGTTCTGGGCGTTATTTACGGTCTGTTTGCCGTTCGCCTGTGTATTTACGTTCGTTGTCTGTTTCGGCGTTCCTGTGGCCGTCTGTGCGCCTCCTGCGGCGCTCTGCTGCTGCAGTCTCTGTTTCCTCTGCTGGTAGCGTGCTCTGCTTACGGCTGCGGGGGTCTTCGGCTTCTGTCCGGTCTTGAGCCAGTTGTCGTTCTGGGCGATGCTTTCACCCTTTGATTCCCGGTGCACATTCAGTGTCCTGCCGTGTCCTGCTGCTGCGGATCTCTGGATTGCCATGGCTCCCGCTTTTGTCTTCGGGTTTGCGGAGTAAGACTTGAATCCGTGGCTGCTGGCGAATCTCCCATTTGAGTCATGGAACGGATTAAACTTCTCCACTTCCACGAGCTCATCGGTGTGATCTGATTTCTTCACTTCCTCGATATCGTCGTATCTACTCATCTGTGTTCCTCCTTAATCCCATTCGACATCGATTTCTATCTGCGGGTAGCTTCTTCCGGTTTTTACGCGGTAGATGGTTTTCCCTGTGTATCGGACGTCTGTAATCCTTGGCGCGGCATTCTTGGCGTTCTTCCCTGCTGTTGGTGCAAGAACAAGTTCGCCTTGATCTCCTCCAGAGCCTATCGGCATCAGTGTTCCCTGGACATTGGCTTTCGTTTTGTAGTTAACCTTGACCGCTCTGTCTCTGAACAGGCTTTGTACGTTACTCGGAGCGTTTGCGAAGTCATTTGTTGTGGTAGAAATCATTTTGTTTTCTCCCATGGTCTGACCGACCAGCGCTTTCTTCACCTGAGCTGGGGTCATTCTTGTATAATCGGTTCCTGCTCCTAATCCCTGCAGGAGGCTGTTCACCATGTCTGCGTGGTCGTATCGTGTGAGGTTTACGTTGTATCCGACGTTGTGCATCTGGCTCATCATGTTGTCATGTACCTGCTGCTGTCTGGGGGTCAGTTTCTGGCCGGTTGCCATATTCCAGTTCAGGTTCTGTGCTACGTTGTAGAGCGATCCGGGCTCCGGCGTGGGGTCTACGTAAGCGTCGGCAGCACTTTTTTGCGCTGTGGTCAGCTGCTGCTGCTGGAAGTACTGCTTCCTGTTGTACAGCTGGTGGTAGTCTGCATCGTCATGGTCAGCAAAGCCTTTCGAGTCATAGTTCACTTTTGGCTTTGCCGGGGCTGCTGGTGCCGCTGCTGCTGCAGCCTGTTGTGCTGCCTGCTGCTTTGCTCTGATATTGGCGATGGCTTTCTGGCCTGCGGGGCTGTTTGTAAACATAGTGAATGAGGTTGCTCCGCCAGAGGATGCGAATCTCCCACGGGCATCGTGGTACGGGTTGAATTTAAGGATTTCATCGAAGCTCTTTGCGGTGCGGTTTTTTTTGTACCACTCCTTTGCGGCTTTTTGTTCTTCGATGGTGGCGTCGAGGTTTTCTTCCAGCCACATGTTGTACTCTGGGAATTCCTCGTAGTTGCGTTCTGCTTTCTGTACGGGCTCTCTCTGGGCTTTTCCCTCAATAGAGAACATTTTGTATGTGCCGTCTTTTACTCTGCGCCACGTGTCCTCGTCATCGATTTTAAAACCGATCCACCATGCCACTGGCACGATTCCTTCCGGGATCCCCATTGCCCGCTGCTTTTCTGGCGTAAAGACGCAGCTCTCGACCAGCTTGCCTTTTTTCCGGTATCCGGGCAGGTGCTCCTCTCCCGTGTCGCGGAAATTAAGCACGTACTCGTATGCTGCTTCCTCCAGCTCTTCCGGGTCGATCATATCGTGCTGCCGGTCCTCCAGCTCCTCTCCCGTGACTGTGATGGCTACGGAGGCCCAGCCAAAGACGAGATGCTGGTCGTCGTCGGTCTTGTAGATGTTAAAGTCCATATTCTCCTCTTTTTTTTCGACCGCAGTTTTCTCCGGCAGAAGCTGCAATGACCGAGCAAACGGAGGGAAGCAGTTCTGCTCCTCTGCCTCTTTAATGGTGAGCCACTTTGGTTCCGTCATCTCCTCTTCGTCCGTCATCGGCTTTCCGATGTAATCGGTGCAAAGGAACACAGCAGATGTGCCGTACCCTTTGCCGCTCCTCTGTGTTCCGAGTGGAACGAGTTTGTTACAGATGATTCCGAATTCTTCCATGGCTTCACGCTTGGCTGCTGCTCTTGGGGTTTCTCCCGGTTCTATATGCCCTCCGGGGCCGCAGATTTGCCCTCTGCTGGCGTTTTCCAGCCTTGTGCCGGTCAGCACCTTTCCGTCCCTGTGAACGACAAGCACGCCGCATCCTGTGGGCCTCTGCGCTTTGTGGAGGATTTGATCGAAGGTTGTTGCTGGCATGTTTCTGCCCTCCTTCTGTGCGTTTGGTGGGGTATTACTGTGGTATTTATGTGGTATCCATCGACGGCTTTATGATCGGTGGTGTGATTTCTTTGTACATCACTGCGCATCTGCAGCTGGGGTGTGCCGGTGGCACGAGTTTGATGGTGGGGTCTGCCGGGGTTGCTATTCTGGTGTTGAAGTTGAATTCTTCATCTATGCCGATTGTTTTTCCGTCAAGTGCGCCGCAGATCTTGCACACTCGTTCGTCGTCCGCCGTGCTCCAGATCTTCACGACGTCGCCCATGTAACCTTTTTCCTGGGCCTGTTTCGTGCCTAGATAGCTGCCCTGGTTGTATGCGAAGGCCAGTTCTGTCCTGGCGATGTTGTAGCCTCTGTATCGGTGCTGTCTGGCTGCGTATCTGACCGAAAGGTCGAGCGCTTTCTTCTCGCTTGCACCCTGTTCGATCAATTTCTCGTAATATCTCAGGTTTGCGACTGCCTGCGGGTGCGTCAGTCCTACCATGGGCCTGATTGCTCTGGCCAGCTGGTCGACGGTCATGTCTTCGAGGTTCGCCGCTCTCCAAACGACAGCCCGGATTCCTTCGATCTGCGTTTGGGTGACCTCCGTGACAAATTTGGCGCTTCTCTCTGTCGTCCATTCCCGCACACCGTCTCCCATCGGATCAAAGTGCCAGTCCGGGTATTTCTGGTGGATCTTCTCTGCTGCTGCTTCCATAGCCTCTATCCAGTATGGGTGCAGGTGGTCCCGCACAAATGCTGTATAGTCCTGCTGCCATTCCTCCAGCATGTCCCAGCTGATATCCCCTGCCAGAATCGCCTCTCGGAGCTCTTTGTACGTGATGGCTCGGTTCTGGGTGTGCCACGTGTTCACCAGCCAGTACACGAGCTCCGGTTCCTTTTCGTCGAGGAATCTCCGCAGCTGCTCCAGCACCGCTATCGCCAGCGCTGCATCCGGCAGGGCCTTCTTCACGTGAACTTTCATTTTTGGTGTGAAGCGATAGCTCATGGTGCTTCCTCCTTTTATGCGGTCCGTTTCCAGTGGAATTCGTCGCAGAAGCTGTCGAGCATCGAAGTCTGGGCGAACATGAGCCCGAGCCTCGCCTGCCCCGTGCTGGTGCTTGCCGGTATCGTGCCTCCGCTGGTTTTTGTGATTACTTCCTGTGTCTGGATTGCTCCGGTGTTGCTTACGTACATGATCGCTATTCCGTTGCCTCCGTCTGCCAGAAACGACGTATATTCTCCGTACTTCCCGGTCAGTCCTATTTTGTCGAGGTCCAGCTGCCCGATTGCGATGGTTGAATCGTTTAGTTCGACTTTCGGTGCAAAGCTCAGCCGCAGCTCTATCTGCTCTCCGTTGATTACGGCCACCGAGTCTCCGCTCTGGGTGTTGGTTGTGTTGAATGTGACCGGATCCTCAACGATCTTGTATGCGAATCGTTTGTGAATCAGCGACCACGTGCCTCCGAGCGTGCCTGACGGGTTCGTGTTCGTGCTGGAAATGTAGACGCTTCCTACCGGGTATAAAAGATCCAGGAGGGTCATCCAGTCTCCCCACGTGCCGCTGCTCATGCGTCTGATTGCCATGGCGTTTGCTGCGGTCATGTTTGCCGGGTGCCCGACTGCGAGCTGGCTGGTCCACCCTCCGGTGTTGTCCCATTCCATGTTCAGGATCTTGCAGTCTCCTATCGGCGGCTTTCCCGTTGTCATGGTGGATGTCCCTATCAGGTACTGCAGGCTGTTCGTTCCCTGTGCTGGCAGGTTTGCGCTGGTTGCTCTCGCGTCCTGCAGGCCGTAGAGGTTTTTGGGTTTGAGCGCTGTGGTCATTTCTCCTTCCAGCGTGGTGATGTCGTTCTGCACCTGGGTGAATGCGTTACGCATCTGCTCGTCCACGGTCGGCAGCCCTGAGACGATCTGCTGCAGGGTCTGCCGTGCCTGTGCGTCCGTGATTTCGTATGTCACTCCGTCCATGGTCAGGGTCTTCATCGGTTCCATGCGGGTGCCTCCTTATCCAGAAATCGTTCCAGCTTGACATCAAGCATTTAATAATCATGAATATTACGTTTGAATAAACGAGGTGTTCAAATATAAAACTGTCATGTTTGCTTGTATATTCATCTTTTCGCTCGTTCTATTGTATCCGGTATAACCTAAAGTGGTATCATTGCTTATATAGATCTGATCGAAACTACCACCGTTTGTTATTCCGTCTACCTGAATTACTCCAATTGGCTTATATCCACTGTAAGATGTAATTGTCTTTGAACCAGTCGCTCTACTTTCAGCCTGTACTTGCACACCAATCGAGTATTTTTGCGTACGGAATAATCCACCTGAAATATCACTTAAAGTGTGGCTATGGCTCTTTGCTGCCGCTCCGAGGCTCGTCAGTGCCGCAGATGCAGTTGTTGCCCCTGTTCCGCCTCTGGCTACTGCAAGTGTACCTGATGTAATATCTTCCGCTGCATGTTTATGTCCTGACGCTGCCGCTCCGAGATTCGTCAGTGCCGCAGATGCAGTTGTTGCCCCTGTTCCGCCCATTGTTATAGGCAATATTTCCGGTCTGTTCAGAATCGTCCAGTTCGTTCCGTCGTACACCATGTGGAGAATGCTTCCTGCTTGGTATGCCGGTGCTGCGTTTGCTCCGGTCAGGGTTTTTACGGCTTTTGCGCCCGTGGTAGTTCCGTCCGCCAGCGTCAGTTCAAGCGTCGCCGCTCCTGCTGTGCTCCCGTCTGGCATGGTGTATAAAATGCTTTTCCCGGGTGCCAGACCAGATGCGTCCAGCTCCCCTGTCCACACATTTGTTGCTGCCGCCTGTGTGGCCGTGACGGCTTCTGTCTTTATCAGGTTGTGATAGTGCTCCACTCCGTAAATGTCCAGAAATCTGTTGCTCATTGTCTTTCCTCCCGTCCCTTATGAAGAGATAACCTTCCACGCCGTCCAGCTGCCGTTTATCTGCGTTCTGGTTGCGATGGCTCCGGTCGTCACATCCGACTGAATCTGCGTGCAGTACCCGCCGAGGTAGTACCCGACCACGATGAGCGTGCTGTACGGGTATTTGGCGTTTTTGCAGGTCATGGCGTTGTAGAATCCGGTCTTTGTCACTGTGTTCAAATCCTGCGACCACAGCTCCAGCGATCCGGTGCTGGTGTTAAGGCTGCAGCCGGTGATGGTGCTCGGCAGCTGGTTCTCTATGCCGGTAAAACGCGCCTTAAGTTTTGACCAGAGGTAGGACAGCCCGTTCTGGTCCAGGTATTTTTCTGCCATCTCGGCCTCCTCCCTTCTTCGTTAAGAGGCCATTATGCTGTCGATGTCGCTGTTGCTGAGTGCTTCGATGGTGAAATCAGAGCCGAGAGGATCCCAGGCTGTGCCGTTCCACGCGTAGTTCATTCCGTCCGCCTGGACGTTCCAGACATCACCGACCGTGTTGCCGGTTGATGGCAGGTCGTTCTGCGTCGCCACGGATCCTTTGTACTTGTATGCTCCGGCGACCGCTGTGGCAAATGCGGAGTAGATTCCGCCAGAAGTGACCGGGTTGCTGCTCCCCTGCGTGGGCACGGTGTCAAAGGTCAGGGTGTTCTGCTTCCCTGCCAGGCCCTGATTCAGCTGTGTGGTCGTGGCATATCCGTAGCCGGTGATGGTAGCGCGTACGTTTGCCTCCGTCTGGTATCCGGCGCCGTTCGTCAGCTGGTTGTTGTTCGTCGGTACCTGCACATTTACCGTTTTGCTGCTGATCGGCAGCGCGGTTCCGTTTACCTGCACGGATTCGATCACGTTCGGTTCTCCGCCCTCTGCTACAAGGCTATCGACCTGGTTCTGCAGCGCGGTCACGTTTGTGTTCGTTTCTGTCAGGTTTGTCTGGGTTGCGAAGATGTTCTTCAGTCTCTGGTAAAAATACAGCAGTCCGTTGGAATCTAAATACTTGCTCATGGTGTCATCCTCCCGTGATGATTTGCTCGATTTCCTCGTTTGTGAGGCTGTTCCCTGAGACTACCCGGTTTCCGAGCTCTGTGCTCAGGTTTGTGATTGAAGTTATGGGGTGCTGCTCTGCGGCGTCCCGGTTTGTCAGCTTTGTGTGGTCGCTGGTGACGACTTCCGTGATCTCTTCCATGGTGGTATCGAAAAGCTCAGCGCTGTCGAATGTCGTATTAAAGGTCGATTCTTCCTCAAAGGTCAGCGTTGCATCCCACTCTGTCTGCATCAAATCTCACCGTCCTTCAGAATCGCGCAAATCGGGACCTGCACGATGTTTGATGCCACGGCTTTATTGCTTGTCAATATAGCGCGAATCTGGGCCGCACACGGGGCTGCTGTGGTGAATGACAGCGTTTGTTCCTGAGTGAGTGTGATGGTGATCGCGTTATCCTCGACGGTGACGCTCGGATCGCTCAGTGGAACGTCCAGCACATTCGTGCCGCGCTGCTGAAACGTGATATATCCGCTCTGGATCAAATCTGCGGTGTATGGTGTCGTGAATGTCAGGGTCGGTGTGGTTCCTCTTCTCATTCTTGCTCACCTCCCGAGTATTCTTCGTCCGAGTGATTTACGCGCTTCCTGGGCCTCTCTGGCGTCTTTTTCGTCGTCCGTGGGTATTTTATCGTCTTTTGGATTTTCGGCGCTCTGTGGCCGTCCTGCGGCTTCCTGCGGGGTGTTCTGTGGCATTTGCTGTGGATTCGGCTGCTGCGGGCCGTTTTCTCCCGGCTGCACGCCATACGGGGTTGCGGTTTCCATGCGTTCGGGAAGGCCGCCGACTCTGCGGACCTCTTCTTCCAGCTGCTCGTCCGGCACAAGCACTCCCGCTCCGACCATTTCCGTTATGTAGCTGGCGAACATCTGCATATCCTTGTCTTCGATGTCTCCGTGCTCCATGTACGGGTAGTCGGTGATTCCTTTGAAGTGGTCGCCGTTGATGTCGATCAATCTGGGGATTCCCTGGTTGTTGAACACTTCGCAGATCGTGTCGAGGTAGGTTCCGATGGCCATTGCGAAGATTTTAGTTTTGTTGTCGGCCAGCGCAAAGCTCCCGACCTGCTGCTGTCCGAGCATTACGAAATCCGCGAGCACGCTGGTTGCGATCCTCTTGTCGTACCGGTCGATGATGGCATTCGTGTCAAACTGCCGCCTGCTTCCGGACGAGATGAGCTCTATCTTCCAGCCGTTCTCTCCTCCCGGAAGCACGAGCCCTTCTTTCGCGTCTCTTCGGATGTTCGAGACGATGGCTTCTGCCCTTGCGAGTGCCTGCTGCATTTCCGGGTCGTTCGTGTCCCATATCGGCATGTCTGCCGGGGCGTAAAGCACAGGGAAACCGGCGAGGTCTCTTTCCATGCCGTATCCTTCGATTTCTTCCAGTCGTTTCTTGAAATAATAAGCTCTGTAGGCTGTTCTGAGGATTGATCTTCCTTCGGGGTTGTCCTTCCGGCTTCGTGTGCGGAAGTGTAGCGCTTTTTCTATGGGGATGATGCAGTGTTCAAAGTATGGCGGCGGCACCTGGTCCAGCGCCAGCAGTTCGTCGCTATTGTCTTTGTATACCCAGCCGTACAGGGTGTCCTGCGATCTTATTGGGAGCCCTCTCCAGCCTATCAGGCCGTCCGAGTGCTTGCTGTTTGTAATCGGGCTGTGCGTGCGTCCTACCCTGCGCTTGTAGACGATCTCATGGTAGCTCCAGCCGTATGTCATAAACGACAAAATTTCGGAGAGGGTGTCCGCCCACGTCCGGTCCATGTCGTCCATACAGCTCTGCACGAATTCTGCCGCCTCTTTGTCCTTCTCGGTGTCTCCTCCCGGCTCGATATGGAATTCGGTCTGACGCATCAGCATTTCGATGGCGAAGAGGATAGCGCCTACGGTGGCGTCGTTGTCGGCCATCTCCTGGTATGCTTCTACGCCTCGAATTCCGCGCAGCTCCGGCAGGAATTCCTCAAAGAAGATAGAGGACGATCCTGGCGCGTAGTATCTAAACTGACCTATGCGCCCTATTTCCTTCGCCATTCTGTATACCTCCTGTTTCGTTGCTGTTTGGCTTCTGTTGGCTTTCTGCCTGTTATCTGTTTCTAAACCAGTAACTCTGTTTGCTTATCGGGCTTGCTCCGTTCTCTGATGGCGGGGCGCTGCTGGTGTTCATCATTTCGAGCTCATTGAACGCGTTTGATCCTGCGTCCACCATATCCTTGTATTTGCTCTCCGGGAAGCTCTCATATTGGCTCAGCAGGGCTTCCGTCCACGGTCCTGCGACCACTTCGACGTTTCCTGCCTGCCACTGTGCCGCGAACGGCTCAGCTCTGGACGTCTTGCTTCCGGTTTCGCGTACAGTGCTGACAGTGAATCCTGCGAGCATCTTCACGTAGCTGGCGGCCTGCTCTTTTCCTGCCTGCCCGGGGTCTATGGACATTCGGATCCGCACGCGCTTATGCTGCGCTTTGTCGTTTATTGCACACTGTTTCACAAGTGCTCTTACTTTGTCTGCCTTGTATCGATGGTTGGTGGCGTCTGCGACGACATAGTTTCCGTTCCGGCGCTTCCCGAGCAGCACGCTTGCGGTGTATGCCGGGTCTCCGCCTTCGTCGGTGTCTGTAGCTGCCAAGTCCCAGCCACGCACCCATTTTACCACATCCTGGGGGATTTCGGTGAGCATTTCTGGCAGGCTGCTCCTCGGGAAATACAGACCGGCTGCGGGTTTGATCTTCCAGTTTCCAAAAAGCAGCCGCTCGCGCTCCACGATGCTCAGCGCTTTAAGGTTGGACATGTATCCGGGGTCTGCCTCCAGGAGGATCTTGTTGTCGAAGATCGAGGAGAAGACAAACGACACAGACTTGATGTCTTCCTTCTTGATGGTGACGTCGTAGCCTGATTCGTCTGCGTGCTGCACGACTTCCTCCGGCGTGTCTCCCCAGACGATTTCCTCGTTGATTCTGGCCATGTACCGGATCTTCCCGTCCCTCTCCGGTATCGGGTATCCGGTGTCCTGGTCTATCCACCATGCGAGGAACTTTGCAAGCCAGCTATCTGCGTCGGGATTGCAGCTGGCTCTGACGTATGGTCTTACTCCGCACGTGCTTCGGTTCCTGGACAGCATGTAGAAGAATGTCTTTTCCGAGAAGTGCGTCAACTCGTCAAATTCGAGCAGGCAGATCTCGGATCCTTGCCACGCGTACACACTGTCGTCCCTCTCCAAATGCCGGAAGAAGACACGTGCTCCTCCTGGGAAGTTCCACTGTGGTGATGGTGTCTTCCTCGGGGAAGCTCCGGGGTATTTCCGGTATATCTCCTGCGCCGCGTCGTACAGTCCTCCTGCGTTCATGATCTGCGTGCTGTTTTTCCTGAAAATGACGGCGTTAAATCGTGGGTTATTCACATGGCGGAGAGGTTCGTACAGCAAGCTCCACGTCTTTCCGCCTCCCGCGCTTCCTCCGTTCTAATAAATGACAATATCTGCGGAATTACTCAGGAATTCCTCTTGCTTTGGTTGCGGTTTGATTATTGTCATTTTGTCACCACCTCCTTGTATCGAAAAGTGGAACCATGGGCAGAAAGTCAATTTTCACTTCTTGAATGTCTTTGCTGCCGCCAGCGTTTTCTCTCCGTACTCCTCGTCGACTTCAATTCCCGCTTTTTTCTGGAATGTTCCCACGGCTGCGGCTGTCTTCGGTCCGTATTTTCCGTCCTTGGCCAGTTTTGCGTCTATCGCCCAATTCAGGAACTTCTGGATGCGCTTGATCTGGGCTGCGTAGCTTGTGTACTGATCGTAACCATCGCCCTCTTTGTAGTAGCCGCGTCCTGGCAATTTCGGAAATGCGCCGGTATATACAGTTTTCTCCGTGGGGTCTGCTTTGTCGTCCGGGTATTTCTCGCCTCCGGCTTTTGATCCTTTTGTGAGGTTGATTGCCACATGGTGGTTTTCGTACAGGAGAATGTCTCCCGGCAGGAGGTATTCGTCGCTGGTGAGGTATTTCTTTGCGGTCAGGTCCTTAAATCCGGCATTGACGAGGGCTTTGCGGATGTTCCCGCTGTAAAGTTTCGGGGATAGTTCTTTTAGTTTTTTGATGCCCAGCTGGTAACCGGTCGCGATGGCGTTTGCTGCGGTGGATTCGCTGCAGTCCGTCTCGCACGGCTTTGTGATGTCTTCCGGGTGCCAGTTTGCCTTTTCCAGTGCATTAAAATATGTCAGCCGTTCGTACTGGTCATATCCGACGTTGTCATTTTCCGCTGCCTGTCTCGCTATCAACGCCAGCCGCTCTCCGATTTCTTTCGTCGGTGGTCTCAGTACGTGATTCCATGGTCTGTTGTACCAGGTTCTCACACGGTATTCCCTTTTTGTCTGGTCCCCTGCTTTCCCTCCGTGCAGTTTTCCTCTCTCGTCGCCGCTGCAGTTTGAGATCATGTCTTTTCTCCTTTCTGTGTGTTTTTTTGCGTTTTAAATGCCAAATCTGCACATTTCGTGCGTTTTCCGTCTTTAAATCGAGAAAAAATCTCTTTTTGAGCATTCTGGGCGAGCTTTGAACTGGTGGAACCAGAACCATGTTTATCTTCGGTGGGTCTGCTCGCTTTTCCTTACCACCTAGCCAGGCGCGACCTGGCCGCTGCTGCGGGTAAGGATTTGCACCTTACATAGGGGATGTACTTAGCATCCATCATAGTCATTTTTAAGGTTGCCCCGACCACGTCAGCACCTGGTTATCTGTCCCAACCGACATTTAATGTCATAAAGCGTCTACCTTTTCCGCCACCGCAGCTTATTTGATTTTGATGGTGCCGGGTCAGTGTCCGCCCTCACCCGGCTGCCGGTCTTTCCCGGCTGTCAAGAAACACTGAAAAAGGAGGCGCTCGCAGAAAAGACAAGATGGTTGAGGTTGGGGCATTCCTTTAGCGGATCAGGTTCCCCGCTGGCCACCGGCAGGATTTGAACCTGCGACATGCGCATTACAGGTGCGCTGCTCTTCCATCTGAGCTACGGTGGCACAATGTCTCCTGCGAGGCGACAAACCGGGCGTTTTCCGCACAGCTTGTCGCCTGCTGGGCGACGCTGGCATGATTTGCCTCTTACTTTCTTGGATGATTCGTGCTATTATTTCTGCTGGCGCTGCGTCCTTATTATGTTATCAATACACTTTTGCAGCGCTCTTTTGCTTCCGGTTTGCACCGGGGGCTTTTTTATTTCTTCATGGTTCCAAGGACTCCGCGCTTGATCCGGTTCTCGACGCGCTTGTTCATCCACTTGAGCGCCTCCTCCAGCAGGAATAGCGCGATTCGGTTCTCCTCGGTCGCGTATTCGCCTTTCTGGAACGATTTTAGCCTGTCCCGGACTATTTCTACCAGTTCATGGTCTAGGATTCCCTGGCGGCTCGTTTCTTCTTTTCTGGGGCCTTTCTGGAACTTGATTGTAGCAATGATCGGGTTCTCGCCTTCTTCTGGGTCTACTTTCACGATTGCGTATGTGTGGTATGCTCCTCCCGGTCCTTCTTCTCCGACTCTGTACACCTCGTTCAGCTTTCCCTGCTGCTGTACTGTATCTAGCTTTTCCATGGTAACGCCTCCGATTTCGAGTATTTGTGGTGCGTCTTCATCCGTGGCTCCAGTGCCGTCCATTCTTCTGCCGCATGTAGGGCAGTACGTGCTTCCGGTACATATCAGGGGATCTATGGCGGGTATCGGTGCAATGTTGTAGTTGTTGCTCTTGCATTTGCCACACTTCCAGCATCCCATTCCGTCTTTCAGGCCGTTCGGGTCATAGATCCACTTCGCTTGATTCATGGTAGTGGGCACCATTTCCTGTTCCAAGGTATAAAAGACTTGATTTCCTGCAGTAAACCCGAGGGATTTCCATCGAATCTGATAGCCCGGTCGTCAATGTACACAATTGCTGGAGGCTTTGTCGCATTTATTCTGTCTACGATGATTTCATGGTCGTTCAGCCACTCTTCGACAGCATACCTCCCTGCATTACTCCCGCATCTCGTAGACACGACGACTACTTCATATCCTGCTGCTCTGATGTCTGCGATAGCTTCTTTAATTCCTGGCACTGGCGGATCCGATATGATCTCCGCTCCCTTCCAGCCGCTGGTGTAAGAGTGAATTACTCCGTCAAAGTCAAATACTACGGTTTCTTTCATGGTGCATCCTCTTCCTCTCTCGCTTTCATTGCTGCCGCACGTTTTAAATACTTGTATTTCCGGTTCTCCTCGCACCAGGGGCAGCCGCCATGGTTGCGGCATGTGCGATCTATTGCTTTGCTTCCGGTGTACGGCCTGCGGTGCTCTTTTTTGTGCTCTATGGCTTTCTCGAGGCTCATTCTTCGTTTTCCTCTGGCTCCTCGGTCTTATCTCTGTGGTTGTCCGGCATATAGAACTGCACGATTGATGGTGAGTCTCCTCCGTCCCGTTCTTCGACGACTTCGCCCACGTCTCCTCGGCTGATTCGTTCCAGTTTGCTCGCTGTTTCGACCAGCCTGCTCAAGTCGGATGCCTTTACTTCGTCCTCTGGGATCCGCTTCAGGGCTTTCGCTGCTTTGACCAGCATTGCGGTTGCTAGGTCTGCATGGCGCTTGCGCATTTTCCGGATTTCGTCGATCTGCGACTGCCTGGCTATCCGGTCCTGCTCTGCGTCCCACGCTGCCGCTCTTTTCACCCATTCGTACTTCTTCGACCAGTCTGCTATGGTTCGTGAGTTTTTACCGAGCTTTC